AATATGATCAAACAAATGAACCCGCTTTGTTGGGTCAAACAACTGTTGACTTTCTGTATGACCTTGCAGATTTAATATTAGATCACGTTCATTGGCAATATCATGAACATGTCACATCCACAACAAATACACCAACTGAACAATCAGGTCAACCAGCAGATTATCCAACACAATTAACCAATCAAATTGCAACTCCACAAGAAAAGTTGAAAGCTTGGAGAGATAGTCTTGATAAAATTTTAAGTAAAAGAGTATTTTTAACTGGAGGCGGTTATGCCCCAGGAAGAAATGGTGGTTCTATTGAAGGAGGAACTCCACCAACTGATATTAATGTATTTAACGGAAGTGGTGTTCCAGGAGGTTATAACGGAAAAACAAGAGGTCCAAATCCATCAACTTGGAGTTAATTTATGTACACTTTACCTACACCACCATCATTAAACTTACAAAATCCATTAGGTTCTTTGCCAACTCCTAGTTTGCCAAGTATTCCTCCACTTCCAACCGCACCAAAGTTACCTTTAAAAAGAGTATCTGGACTTGACTATAAAAAGACATTTACAGAAACGTCAACATATAAAAATTTAAAAACAAACATACCAACATCATTACCATCAGTTCCGACTGTTCCATCAGTGCCAAATTTTTCACTGCCTTCTCCTCCTGCAGTACCGTCAGTTCCTTCAATTCCCTCTATACCACCTATACCAACACTACCAAGTATGTCAAATTTACCTACTACACCTAGTATTCCGTCAATACCAAAGATTCCAGTACCAAACGTACCTCCAATGTCATCTATCATCAAACCACCAGCATTTCCAGCGGTACCTAAACTTAAAATTGTACCTATTGTGCCTGGTACACCACTTTCAGTACAAGCATCCATGATAAAACCAAGTTAATTTTGGTAAATAAATAAAACATTTTGGTATGTAGTAAAATATAATTATATAATATCAACAAGTATGAAAACACAAGAATTAAAAGAGATAATCAGATCAGTAGTAAAGGAAGAACTTCAAAAGTCTCTTCCAACTCTTATTCCTAATATTTTGAGTGAAATATTAACTGGTCAAAGTAAACCAACGGTCAGTGAAAACTTTGAAAAACCAAAAGTTTCACAAAAACCATCTGAAACTGTACAACCAGCAAAGAAAACATTTAAAAAATACACAAATAATGATGCTTTAAATGCTGTCTTGAATGAAACTGTAGGTGGAGTTCCAAGAGAAGGTGCTTATGTGGGACTCATGGGCGCATTACAAAGTGAAGCTTCTAGTGGTATTAATATTAATGAATCAGTACAAATGCCACAACAAATCACACCAGTTAATGAAGAACAATCCAAAGTACTTAATGTCATTAATAGAGACTTTAGAAAATTAATGAAAGCAGTTGATAAGAAAAAGTCAGCAGGAATTGGTGGTGGTCTAGTATCAATGTCATAATATGAATCCAATTGGTTTAACATTACCTTTAAGATCTGGCATAAATGGATATTTTGAGCAGTCATATGACACTCTTACTCAAATTAAGGCCAATATAACTAATTTTCTTAGCACCAGACCTGGTGAAAGAAGATTTAACCCTCAATTTGGTACAAAATTGTATCAATATTTGTTTGACCAAAACATTGAAGGGTTTGATGAGATTTTAAAGAATGTTATCAAAGAAGATATAAATTATTGGTTTCCAAATGTAATTGTAAATACTGTATTTTTAGACATTACAACCGCTCAAAAAAACAAGAACACTGATAATTATATAATAAACCTAAAAATACAATTTACGGTAAACAATCAAACTGATGTACTTGGCTTAACTGTAACAAGCAATTTATAATAATATGGCAGAAACACTACCAAAATCATTTCAACCTCTTAATAAAGATATTAAATATCTTAACAGAGATTTTGCGTCATTTAAAGCTGGTTTGATTGAGTTTTCAAAGAACTATTTTCCTAAAACTTACAAAGATTTTAGTGAAAGTTCTCCAGGCACAATGTTTATTGAACAAGCTGCATATGTAGGTGATGTATTATCATATTACATTGATTATCAGTTCAAAGAATCGTTGATGCCATACTCAGAAGAACGTAAAAATGTACTTGCGTTGGCTAAATATCTTGGATACAAGACCACTCCAACTAAATCATCTATAACTGAGATTGAACTGTTTCAATTGATACCATCAAAGGTTGATTCTGATGGAAATTATGTACCCGATGAAAAATACTGTTTGTCAATTAAAGAAAATATGGAGTTGTTAAATAACTCTGATCAAAATTTTATTATAAGTGAACCAGTTGATTTTTCAGTTGACACTAGATTTTCTCCAAGAGAAGTAAGTGTATATTCAAGAGACTCATTAGGAGTACCACAATTTTTCTTGTTGAGAAAAACTGCTAAAGCTTTTGCTGGTAAAATTGTTACTAAAAATTTCACCGTTGGCACAGCTACTCCATATTATAAAATTGCGTTAGAAGAAAAAAATGTAGTCAACATAATTTCAGTTGTGGATGAAGATAACAATAAATGGTATGAAGCTGACTATTTGGCACAAGATGTAATTTTTACTGATGTAGACAACTCACAAGTTACAGATGAAAACTTCTATATTTACAAATCAGAAGTTTCAAAAATTATAAAATCATTGAAGACTTCAAGAAAGTATATAACTAGTGTTACTGCGGACAATACAACTTACTTGGAATTTGGTCCTGGTTTAGACAATTATTCAGATGAAATAGTATATCCAAATGCATCTATTGTTGGTATTGGACTGTCAAATATAAGAAATACAGACATTTCTTTGGACGGAAGTAATTTTTTAAAAACAAATACATTTGGTGCAGCTCCAGCAAATACAGTGTTAACTATCAATTATATAATTGGTGGCGGATCACTTTCAAATTGTAACGCAAATGAAATTACCAGACTCAGTTCATATGAACTATTGAATGATGCAACTTCTTTAAATCCAGAAGAACAAACATTATTTAATACAGTACAACAAACTTTAAGAGTAAATAATTATAGTGCCGCAGTAGGTGGTGCAGATGAAGAATCTGTAGATCAAATTAAGCAAAATGCTGTTTTGAATTTCACTTCTCAAAATAGATCTGTGACTAAAGATGATTATTTGATTAGAACTTACGCAATGCCACCAAAATACGGATCAGTTGCTAAAGCTTATATAACATCTGATACAGATTTGGTGTTGAATCTAAAAAATGATGTATCTGGATTTGTTGATTATAATAACAATACTACCGACACAAATAATTCAGTAGATAACTATTTTAGAAAAATCAATTATGATGTAACCAATCCATTTTCAGTTAATTTGTATGTGCTTGGATATAATGAAAATAAAAATCTAACACAAATTAATGAAGCTTTATTTTATAACATAAAAGAGTATTTGAAAAAGTATAGACTTTTAACTGACGGTGTGAATATTATTGACGGATATATTATTAATATTGGTGTAAATTTTAAAATTTTAACATACAACAATTATAACAAAAAAGAAGTGTTAAATAATTGTATTACTAAAGTAAAAGACTTTTTTAACATTGACAAATGGAGTTTTTCACAACCAATCAATTTGAGTCAATTGGAACTAGAAATTGCAAGAGTAGAAGGTGTACAATCTTTAACAAATGTTGAAATTGTAAACTTAACTGCTAAAGATGGTAACTATTCACCACATGAATATGATATTTTATCCGCAACAAAAAACAAAATAATATATCCATCATTAGATCCATGCGTTTTTGAAGTCAAATACCCTGACATAGATATCAAAGGAAACGTAGTATAATATGCATACATTTTTATATCCACAAAAAGATACATACATAACCAATGAAGTTGGATACGCCGACAAAAACTTTGGTATTGATGAAATTTTGGAGTTAAAGGCACATCCAACAACAACTACTACTATAGTACAATATTCATCATCTTCAATTAGTCAATCTGCGGATTATAGTAGAATTTTAATTAAATTTGATGTTACTGAAATTTCTAAATCCCTCTCAAATGGTTCAATAACCAGTGATGTTACGTTTAAATTAAAACTAAAAACCACCCAAGCCAGTGAATTACCTGTTAATTATACAGTTTACGGATATCCTATCAGTCAAAGTTGGAATATGGGAATTGGTAGATATTCCACAGGAGGTGATTTAGTTGGCACAAGTTGGAATTATACTAATTATGCAAATGGTAGCGGATCTTTTTGGTATGTTAGTGGATCAACAATCACAACAGGTACATCTGCATCTATAAGTCAAGGTGGTA